CAGCAGGTTTAATGAATATTAAAAAAATTGCCGCTTCAAAGTTTGAAGGTGGTGAAACACCAAGCGCAAGTGGTGGTGGTGGTGGTGGTGGCGGTGGCGGTGCAACAGCACCAACGATGAGCGCACCACAATTTAACGTAGTTGGACAAAGTGGAGTTAATCAGTTAGCAAGTTTAAACCAACAACCAATACAAGCTTATGTAGTTTCAGGACAAGTAACTTCACAACAAGCACTTGACCGAAACAGGTTAGCAAATGCAACTTTAGGCGGTTAGAAAATACAACAAACAAACAATAATTTAATTAAATAGATATGCGAATAGTTGAATTAATAATTGACGAAAAAGACGAGACAAGCGGAATAGACGCAGTTTCAGTTGTGTCAAGTCCTGCAATCGAAAGCGATTTTATAGCACTTAAAAAACACGAAATAGAGTTAAAAGAAGTTGATGCTGAAAAGCGTATTTTAATGGGAGCGGCTTTAATTCCTAACAAACAAATTTACCGCAAGAACGACAAGAACGAAGAATACTATATTTACTTTAGTGAAGATACGGTACGCAAAGCAAGTGAATTATTCTTTATGAATAGCAACCAGAACAACGCAACTTTAGAACATAAACAAAAGTTAGACGGAATGTCAGTTGTCGAAAGTTGGATTACAGAAGGAAAAAACGACAAAAGTATGAACTACGGTTTTAACTTTCCAAAAGGAACGTGGGTTATTTCTATGAAAGTAAACAACGATGAAATTTGGAACAAAGTTAAATTAGGTGAAGTAAAAGGATTTTCTATTGAAGGTTATTTTGCAGACAAATACGAAATGAGTTTAATTAACGAAGATGAAATTTTAATAGATAAAATAAAACAAATAATAACGGAAAATGAAAACAACTAAAGAATTAATTATTGCAGATATTACTGCAAAGGTAGAAGCAAAGTTAGCAAGTCAAAAAGTAGAATTAGGTTTAGTTGACGATATTAAAAATGCAAGTGCTTCAGTAAAAAAACAATATGATAGCGTTTTCTCAAAAACAATATTAATAAAAAGTCAAATAGATGAAGCATTAAAAATTGGAAATAAAGCATTTTTTGAAGCACAAAAATTTTATAAGCAAGGATTAAAAGTAGAACAACAAGCTAAAGAATTAGGTGTTGCAATGCCAACTGATTTTCAAAATGCTATGCAGGTTTTATATCAAAATTCTCAATTAGAAGGCGAACAAATATTAAAAGATTTAACTTCTGCAAAAAAAGTAATTGGATAAATAATTTTAGCAAATGGCGAAGCAAACTAACGTTAAAGTTCATCTTAAAAAACCGAAAGTTAAACGTGCAGGAGTACACGCAAAAACACGAAATAGCAAATTAAAGTCAAGTAAAAATTACGTTAAAACTTATACACGACAAGGACGTTAAGTTTAAAAATACAACAAAAAACAAAACGGAATTAGCAAAGCACGAAGTTGAGTTAGGGACTATTCAAGATGTTTATAAAGAAATTGATACTATTGGTGTTCAAAGTCAAAACGGTTTTGAAGCAACATTTAAGGCAAAAGGATTATTATCAGAAGCAATAGGTTATGAAAATAGAGTTCAAAAAAATTATCAAGATATTTATGTTCAACTAACTAAATTAAAAGGAACTATAAAAGATTTAGGATTACCAATAAATGAAATAGAAGACAAATTAAAATTAGTTAAATCTCGTATTACAAAAGCGGAAGATAATTTAAAAACCCTAAAACAAGTAATTCAAATATTATAAACAAAACACGAAATATGAAAACAAGCGTAATTAATCAAATCAAAACACTTTTAGGAATGGAAGTTAAATTGGAAACAATGAAGTTAATGGACGGAATAACAATTTTTGAAGCCGACACTTTTGAAACTGACAAAGAAGTTTTTATTGTAACTGAAGACGAGCAAAAAATTCCTGTTCCAATTGGAGAATATGAATTAGAAGACGGACGTATTTTAGTTGTAGAAGTTGAAGGAATTATTTTAGAAATAAAAGAAGTTGCAACTGAAGAAGAAGTTGTAGAAGAAGCTCCAGAAGTAGAAGAAGAAGTTGAAGCACAAGCAACACCAAGCGCAAAGAAGACAATTGAAAGCGTAGTTAAAGAAACGTTCTTTGCAGAAATAGAAAAATTAACACAAGAAAATATAGAGTTAAAAGCACAATTAGAAAAGTTGTCTAAAGTTGACGAAGTTACAAACGAAGTAACCGAACTTGCAGACGTAAAACCAATTGCGTTTAACCCTGAAAACACGAATGAAGTTGAACATTTCCAATACGCAAGTAAAAGACCACGTTCAATAATGGATTCAATTATAGAAAAAATAAACAATTAGTATTAACAATTTAAAAACTTAACAAAATGCCATTTGGTTCAAACCCAGTAATTACTACAACTTACGCAGGTGAGTTTGCAGGTAAGTATTTAGCAGCCGCTTTATTAAGCGCACCAACATTAGAGCAAGGCGGAGTATCTATACTTCCAAACGTTGCTTACAAACAAGTTATGCAAAAAGTAGCTACAGGAAACATCGTAGCAAACGCAACTTGTAACTTCACAGCTTCAGGAACGGTAACACTAACTGAAAGAGTATTAACAACTGAAGAATTTCAAGTAAATCTTGAACTTTGCAAATTAGACCTTGCACAATCTTGGCAATCGGCAAGTATGGGTTATTCAGCGTTCAAGACGTTGCCTAAAACTTTTGCAGACTTTTTAATTGCACACGTAGCAGCTAAAGTAGCGGCTAAAATTGAAACTACAATTTGGGCAGGAACAAACGCAACAGCAGGAGAGTTTGACGGATTTAAAACTTTGATGTTAGCAGACCCAGACGTTATCGACGTTGCAGGTTTAACAACAACTTTAGATGCAACAACTGTTATAGCTGAAATAGGAAAAGTAGTAGACGCTATTCCTGCAACTCTTTACGGAAACGAAGGATTAAGAATTTATGTTTCTCAAAAGATTGCTAAATTGTATGTTCGTGCATTGGGTGGTTTTGCAGCTTCAGGTTTAGGGGCAAACGGAACAAACACACAGGGAACACAATGGTACACAAACGGAAGTCTATCTTACGACGGTATTCCAATTTTTATGGCTAACGGTTTAGGAGCAAACAATATGATTGCAACAACAGTTGATAACCTTTATTTTGGATGCGGACTTTTAAATGATAGCTCACTTGTGAAAACTATTGATATGGCGGATATTGACGGTTCAAACAATGTAAGAGTTATTTTACGTTACAACGCAGGTATTCAATATGGTATCGGTTCAGACGTTGTTCTTTACGGAGTATAACATTAAATAAAAAGCGTAGGCAACTGCGCTTTATTTTATTCATAATTTAAAAACAAAACAAAATGGCTTGTTTATTAACACACGGTAGAGCTGAAGTTTGTAAAGAGTTTGTAGGCGGTATAAAAAGTATTTACTTCATTAACTACGGAGATTTAGGCGCAATTACTTATGATGGTATTTCACCTGCAAATCCAGACATTACCGACCAAATTAAATCTATTGCAGGAACTTTCAGTTTATTTAAGTACGACTTAAAAGGTGCAAATTCTTTTGAACAAACAATTACAAGTTCACGTGAAAACGGAACAACATTTGTTGAGCAAACTTTAACTTTTACAATCAAAGGTTTAGATGCACAAACTACAAGACAAATGAAATTACTTGCTTGGGGTAGACCACACGTTATAATTAAGACGAACGCTAACAATTTCTTTTTAGCAGGACTTAATCACGGAATGGATGTAACAACAGGAACTATTGCTAACGGTACTGCAATGGGTGACTTAAACGGTTACACATTGACACTTGTTGGACAAGAGCCAATTCCTGCAAATCATTTGCCTGTTGCTTCACCTTATGCTGATGCAGATTTAGTAGGTGCTGCGCCAAAAGTATTTACAGGTTTAACAACTGCAAATATTATTTCAGCTTAACACTTAAAAAAATTATTTTTAAAGCCGTTCGTAAGTTCGGCTTTTTTTTTGTCTTAAAAAAAGAACAAAAACACGAATATTTAATTATACTAATATGATAGTATTAACACCTTCTACAAGTCCACAGACGTTTAGTTTTATTCCGAGAGACAATACCTTTAATGTTATGGAACTAACAGACGAACAAACAAACGTAACAACGCCTGTAGCGATTACTTCAAGAACTGTTGGAGACTACATTTATACAATTACAGCAACCTTTGGTTTAGTAGAAGGACATTTTTATAATTTAGTTTTAAGAGTAGGCACAACAATAATATTTAAAGACCGAGTATTTTGCACGGCACAAAGTTTAGTTACGTTTTCGGTTAACAATAACCAGTATGTAAGTAATGCAACAACAAATGATTTTATAGTATATGAATAATTTACACGTTTTAAATTTGTCGGCTTATACGTCACCTGTTATTTCGGAAACTAACCGAGAAAATTGGGTTGACTTTTTAACTGAAGACGGAGACCAATATTTTCAATTCTTAATTGAGCGGTATTCTAATTCAACAACGAATAACGCTATTATAAACAACGTAGCGCGATTAATTTACGGAAAAGGATTAAGTGCATTAGACGCTAATAAAAAGCCGAACGAGTACGCTCAAATGATGTCTTTATTTCACAAAGAAGACGTGCGTAAAATGGTTCTTGATAGAAAAATGTTTGGACAATTTGCTATTCAAGTACACTACAACGACAAGCACGACAAAATATTAAAAGCATATCATATACCGGTTAATCTTTTACGAGCTGAAAAATGCGACAAAGACGGAAACATAACAGGTTATTACTATTCGGACAATTGGGACGATACTAAAAAGTTTGCACCAATTAGATTTAACGCTTTTGGATATAGCAAAGAAAAAATAGAAATATTATTTTCTAAACCTTATTCGGTTGGAATGAAATATTACGCTTATCCGGACTATCAAGGTGCAGTACCTTATACACTTTTAGAAGAAGAAATTGCCGACTATTTAATTAACGAAGTTCAAAACGGATTTAGCGGTACTAAAGTTGTAAATTTTAACAACGGAATACCAACAGACGAACAACAAAGTATTATTTCAAACAAAGTATTAAGCAAACTAACAGGAAGTCGTGGACAAAAAGTTATTGTTGCGTTCAATAATAACGCAGAATCAAAAACAACAGTTGAAGATATTCCGCTAAACGATGCTCCAGAACACTATACATATTTAAGCGAAGAATGTTTACGCAAAATTATGTTAGGACATAACGTTACATCGCCTTTATTATTTGGGGTTGCTTCAACAAATGGGTTTTCAAGTAACGCAGACGAGTTAAAAAATAGTTCGGTGCTTTTTGACAATATGGTTATACGACCATTCCAAGAAGAACTACTTGACGCGTTCGATAGCATTTTAGCGTTTAACGGAGTTGCTTTAAAGTTATTTTTCAAGACTTTACAACCGCTTGAGTTTACAGACTTGGAAAACACGCAAACAGAAGAACAAGTTGCAGAAGAAACAGGCACAGAATTAAGTTCACACACAAACGATTTAATTGATTTAGGCGAATAACCACAAGACAATTGGTTGCTTATAGATGAAAAAGAAGTTGACTACGAAAATGACGATAAAGAAAACGAGTTGTTAAGTAAAGAACCTACACAAAGTTTATTATCTAA